ACTACCACTTAAACATAATTCCCAATTTCCTGGATCTAATTTTTCTTTAAGTCTTGATCGTTGTATATTAATTACATATATTTCATTTGCATTTCTACTATTCTTCATAGTGAAGTTTGAATCGCCTGGAGCTAATAGTAAATTTCTATATTGACCATATATTGCTTTGGTAGGATAATCACTATCATTTATAACACTTCCACTACCTGCAATGTGCCCATATCCAATTGCAAATTGAACCGATGCACCTACTGAAGTAGAAGAGCTTTGATATACGTCCCAATAATATTTTCCTGCATTGGATCCGGTTTGTGTTGATGAAGTATGGAATGTATTTAGTTCTCCTGAACCTGCAGACCATAATCCAGCAGTGATTGTTTCCTTTCTATTTTCAATTATATCTGATGCAGGATCAAATCTAGAATATATTTTTCCAGTAGATGTTCTTGCTTCAAATTGATCTCTTTCACGGATTATTTGAGTAGCTAATTTCTGAGCTTCTCTTATAATAGCACCTTGTGCATTATCTGTTGCAGATGGTAGTCCGGAAGCTTCTCTTTGTTCTTCCCTAACATTTGCGAGATCTTGTTCGAGTATCTGTCTGTCTCTTTCTATCTCACCTGCGGGTCTTGATCGGTTTATTCTTGCCATATCTTATCTACCTATTCTTTATCTAGCAACGATGTCACCACCTGATGTTGCTACTTCTTGTTTATTAACGGTTAATGTAATTGTTGTTCTACCTCCAGTCTCATTACCAATAATAGTAATGGTTGCAGTTTGTTTTGCAATCGGCTGATTCTTAGCTACAATATTAAATGCAAATCCTACTGCAGTAATACTTTGAGCTGATTCATCATCACCTATAAATGTTGGTACTGTTGCTGCTGCTAATAATGCACTTTGAACCGGTTCAGCTACATCTACGAATGCAACATCTGAATTACTTAGTATTGCAGTATATCCTAATGTAGAATTTCCACCTTCAAAGTTTGATGTATTCGGTCTTACGATTACTGCATCTCCTCCAGCTACTAAAGTAAGTGAAGTTTGTGGTACAGTAACAACAGGAATCCTTGTAGTTCTTTTCCTAAGTGTAACCAATTTATATTTCATTATCTGTGTTTCATCTGGTATTGCTTCGATTAACGGCATGTTATCGATTGCTATTCCATAATAGTTTGTTCCCAGCGGATGTGCTGGATTCCATAACGTGTAATCAATCTCATCGTCAGCTAATGCGAACTGTGTGATTCTAAATTCATCAGCCCCTTTGGCTAATATTTCACGACCTTTCTTTGTAAGAATGGCGTCTACCGTTATTGATGTATTGTCTAAATATCCCATGTGTTTTTCTCCTTATTTTGTATGTCTATAATAAATATCATTTTTTATAAAAAACCAAGTTTATATAATACTTAAATCGCCTTCGAACCCTCCGAAATTAGTAATTAGTTTATTTGGATCAACATTGAATACCTGAACTACTGGTGATCCGTCATCTGTTTGTAAACTAGGTTGGTTAATATCTAATCCGGATATCTTACATCCTTCATATCTTAATCTTCTTGCTGCTGTTGTACCTTCTAAATTATAATCCGATATTTCCGCTCTATGCAATGATTGGCTATATGCATATTGACTCATTGGATAAACAAATGTTCCATTACCATCATGTGTACTTCCTAATGAAGCACTGAATGATGAAGAGTAAAAGAACCTTGAAGACATACGAGCATAGCCTGATCCATCCTTGTCGTATGAATATCTTTGTGTTTCTATAATTGCTCCTGTCGGTGATGCTTTCCAATCTGGAGTTTTACTAGATGTAAAATTACCAGTAAAATAATGACCGTTAGCTAAATTGCCATATGCTGGTGCACCTGTTCCAGCATACTCTCTCTTCCATTGTGTATAAGTATATTTAGATGATGAGACAGATAAACCTAACGATATTGTGTCACCAATTTCAATCATTAAACTTCCTACCTTACCCCCTTCATGAGATATTACCTTTGTCTGTTGACCCTTCTGCTTGATAGCTTCAAATCCTTTTCGTTTTTGAGTAGGTAATTGATTGCCTATAACAACAAATGGCTTTTCTTTAGATCCTATGCTACCAATTATCTCTACGCTGTTCTGTACAAATGTATCATGGGTTTGTTTCTTATGTCTATCGACCTGACCGAATTGTGGTTCAGCTTTGAATCGTTTTAGTGTAGCATAATCCCTCTCCCGAGTTGGCTCTACCTTAACCGGATTTGATTTTTTTGTTTTTTGAGATATACTGGCTGATAATACAGGAGTATCAATTTGTGGACCAATTGCTTGGACTTGCGGCTTAGGTATCGTTGGCAATGTAGGAGTTTTAATTTTAATAAAATCCTCAGGCTTACGAATTATTTGTTGCGACTTACCACTTCCTAATACTCTTATTTTTCTTGGCGGAGTTTTAGATCTTTCCAAAACATGTGGTTCTATTACAATACCTACATCAGCATTAACCCTAGCAGGCAGCATTTGTTTTATCATTGTAAATAATGACATGTCATAATTTTTTAATACGCTTAAATAACTTTGAGAATCATTTTCCTTATTTGTATATTTTTTGAAATATTTTTTTGCAAAGGTTTTCAAATCAGGATAATCTGTAAAATGACGATGTCTAGGATCTCCTATATAATCATCTAAATTTACTCCACCTACATGATTAAATATATCTGTATTAGTTATATCAGTAGGTGAAAAGTAAACACCCATTTCATTAGAATCCAAAGAAAAATCATCTCCGGTTGGTCTTACAGCCCTACCATCTACATGCAACTCCTTAACCTTCTTCTGATTCGATTGGATTCTTATTTTATCACTAGTATACATATTAGGCCCAATTTCTGGAGTGTCAGTATAATGAGTATCATTAACAACCTTATAATTTATAGTGTTTGGTCCATTCTGTACAGTACCAGATATTGGATATGATCCTAATGCATCCCAAGTTCCCCATCTTTGATCTGGTTGAGATGAAAATAATTCTGGTGAGCTTCCTGTTCTATTTGATCCTGAATAATGTACTACTGAATCATTCATTCTAAGACGTAATAATAAATCGTCGTATGATGAAGTTTCATTATTACCATTATACATATGCGGAGATAGTACATGCTGATTAAATGTAGATTCCGAAAGAGGCATTGACCAATATCTAAGATCTGATACGCTTCCCGAAAATAATTTACCAAATACATTATCTGAATATGGCGACTTATACATTTCTACAGTAGCAGGTATAACACTCGCTGCTGAAGATGTAATCCATCCTCCTAAATATGCATTTGTAGTTAGCGTTCCAGATGCCCATGAATTATTAATGCTCGATGAATAACCTGCGCCGGACATTAATTGATCACTACCAGTAACCGATAAGCTTGATGAAGCTATCTGATCTATGGTTCCATAATTGGAACGTTTTAACATTACTTCATATGTAAACCTTGATGAGGTATGATATTGCCCTTGCTTATTAGGCTTATCTGTAGCGTGTCTATTTAATACTACTGAGCACCAACCTTCTCCTTCGGTCTCATTAGATGTATCAAATATTTTAATTTTATTTGTTGAAGATGATACATATCCATCAGAACTAGATACTACAAATTTAACAAATCCAAAATCTGTCAATCCTTCTATTCCTGCAGGATATGAAAATGTAGATGATTGGCTCCTATGTAGAACTAATCCCATTCTATTTTCAACCTGCCATAAGGATTGACTCTCTTCCGTAGGAATACCTCTTCCTACATATGTTCGTGGATTAAATCTAAATTCTACTGCATTTGGATATACGGCTGATGATGTTACATATCCTGTTGTCTTTTGATGTTTTTGCCATGGAGTAGAGATAGATTCAGATGCTTGCAAATTTAATACATATGTAAAATCATCCGTGATATATTTTGCTGTCTGATCGCCTTTCACTGAAGATCCGAATTCCCTAATTCTTAATATACTCGATGGAACACCATAACAATTTATTAATGCTCTTATACCTCGAGCAGTACCTTTTGATTTTAATAGGAATGGTAAATTATTTATTATACGTCTCCATACCTCAGATGTTCTTTGTTTAGAAGACATGGTCTGTAGGGATCCTGTTGCTTGCTGATGAAATCCTGTTTCATTTTTTCCTAATAGGTAATACCATAGTTCCTGATTAGGATCTCCATCCACTAAATTCATACCATATGATTTAGCTACGTGATATAATATATCTTCATTTAATCCAGTTTTCTTTTGGTAAAATTGATCATGCTTTCTATTAGATCTATCCGATAAATGTTTTATATATGTCCATAATAAATCATAATGATGTCCAATCATACTAAGGAATAATTCATAGGTTTCATTAGCCATCTTACCACCACCTTCTCTAAGGTATTCCGGCATTGTATATATTAAATTATTTTGATTGGTTCTATCATATGCACTTGCTGAAGCTACAGCTGAATTATACCATGTAGATACTGCTGATGATGTTAAATTGAATAATTCATAATTTCTTCCTGGCAGGAATGCACTGTGTAATGCCCAATCATATTTATCATCATCTTCCCATGACAACCAATTACTTTCATAATTATCATTTTTATATGAACCAGATATTTTAGGATATGGCGCGATTACCGATCTTGACCAATCTTCTAGACCACCATCTTTCGAACCTGTTGTCGTTATATATTGTTCCTTAGATCCACTATCATAATAAACCCATTTTTCAAAATCATCAAATCCATTTAGAACTTTATATTTCAAATCTACATATTTTTTCTGATAATTATTAACATAGGTTTGATTAGTAAATGTTCCTGACCATTCCTCTCCGCCATTATATTTTCGTATCTCTGTATCATACTGACCAATTAATTGTAATTTGTATTTGAAATTTTTAATTCTTTCTCCTGCAGAACTAAAATGGATATAATTTTCAAATATAGAATAGTCAATATTTAATGGCACACCTTGTAGACTAGATGAGAATGTAGCATTAATAATTTCCTGTGACGTATCATTATCGGTACCTAATAAATCATTCCAACTTCTAAAATCAGATTCTACTCTTGGAGCTGAATCTAAACATAAATCAAAATTAGGTCTTAATGATTGCTTTAATCTAAAATCAGATTCAGGAACTAAATTAATTCTTTCTACAACCGGAGGAGCTATTTCTGTAGATAACCAACATCGTTGTTTTTTAGTAATGCCTGGTGGCAGTGGTTCGTATAATTTTAATACTATAGATCTAGGTACTGATGCGGTTGTTACATCATCAACCTCCCATCCTGATGCTATTGATATATTATTCTTACCAAAATTTACTATTAGGTCTACCCAAGATCCTACACAAAATGGTATTGATTTGGATTGACCATTAAATTTTTCATAGTCTCCATAAAATTTTTGTTGCTTGTCAGGATTTTCTCTTACAGTAGGAACTATACGAATCTCATCCCTAGTATCAGAAATTTCTTGTACATAGAATTGGCTTTCCAGATTAGGAGCCCCTACTCTATCTCTAAAGAAATTATAAGCTACCGTGAAGGCACCTTTTTCAAAATTTAATTTTTTAAGATTATCCGCTAGGGTAAGATTAATAGATTGTTCCTTATCCTTGTCAAGTGACACAGAGAAATTTTCTACATTATGATCAGATGAAATTAATTTTCCAGCTAGATCATATATATGTAATTCAACCCTATCACTAGGATCCTTACCAAATTCCGGATTAAGTAATTGCCCATTAATACTAGGCATTAAATCTATATCCTCAGCCTTATATCTTTCAGCACGAGTCTGCCCTTTTAATTTTATAGGGTCATCTATATTTTGATATTTTATTGGCATATTAACGCTTTCCGGATTTTATTCTACCAACCAATGATGATGGTCTTGTATCTATAACTTCTCTATACTTTTCAGCATCGAAAAATCGTCTATTCAATGAAACATTTAACTTAGATTTATCTTCTCCTTGTATTAATATAATACCGAGATTATTTCTATGGTAGGATGTTTTTAATTTTCTTGATGCAGCATACTGTGGATTATCTTTAGATATTTCAATTGGAAATTCCATTACCTGCTCGTCCCAGATATTTTTCATCTCACTATCAAGATCACCACCAACGGCATCTCTCAATGCTTGTCTTTTAGCCGATGATAATTTTTGTTCAGTTGGAATATATCCTGCTGCACATATCTTTACCTCTGGTGGTGCTGGAGGTATTATTTCCTCAGTAAAGTCTTCTACTACCTCTACAGGCTCCTCTGCATATTCACATCTACCATTTTCCTTATTAGCTGATGGATTATAATTTAATGCATTAGGATCCGTACAACCTATAATTGGAATTTCTATATCATTAATAGAATCATTAATATCATTAAGTGTTTTAATAATATCTGGAAAATCTAATTTAGGAAGTATCTGTTCCTCTGTATCACATTCCTTTTGATTTGAATTTAATATAGCGGTTGGGTCTACTGTTCCCAATATTGTTTGAGCTACTGGATTGTCTGCAAATATCTTTGGCGGTCTTGATGGCCTTGGAATAGGCTTTTCCACTTTAGTATTTGATGATAGAATTGCCTTTTCCGAATTTTGTATTATTTCAGTTACAATAGATCTTGGTGATGGGGTAGCTCCTCCTGTTTTTCTTATAGGGCTTTCACCTGTTGATCTCCTGATAGGTGTTGATGCTCTAACAGGCGATACTGTTCTAACAGGCGCTGCAGTTCTAATAGGAGCTGCTGTTCTAATTGGCGCTGCAACTCTAATTGGAGCAGCTGGTAATTGTGAAGGTGATGGTCTGCCTACAGGTCTAGCCGGAGAAGTATTACTTCTTCTTGATATTCCTGATCTTCTATTGCTTCTATTTATAGCCATTATTTATTCACCTTAAAATAGTATCCGTGATCATATTCTACATATGTTCCATCGGATTGAGTTACATGAAATCTTAATTTATAATATCTTTTTGGTAAAAATGAATCCATCCTTAAATTAAAGTAGTTTCCATTTTTATCACAACTTAAAATTGATCCGGAATTATCATAAGGTACGATCACATCCTCTGTCAATGCATCGGTTACTGAATAGTAAGAATGGCTTGGCAAAAATTTTGTAGATTTATAATTAGATGATGTCTGAAAGGTTCTTGAAGGATATCTTTCTCTTGCTGCAACTCTTATCTTTGGTGTTTCACGTACGGAGTATTCATTTCTTAAATTTTTAAGATGTATAATATTATCCGTATTTCCTAGTCCTTGTAAAGATCCTGTTGTAAATAAATGATCATCATATACTACCTCCATTCTTGGTTGATATATTGTATTTGTTTCTCGTGAGAAAAAACTAAGATTGCCATATTGAATAGCATTAGTTTCCTCCGACCCAGATCTCATTAATATAAACCCTTCATTATCTATAGCAGACTGTGTTGCGTGATTGGATCCGGTTCCTATCCATCTATTAACTATAGGAGTAACATCCATTCTAACATCAGCTGATTCATAATCAAAACTTTGTGTTCCATAATATTCATGCCACCATGATCCACCTCCTGAAACATTATTATATAATACTCTGGATGTAGAGGGTGCTAAATCAGTTCCTGTTAAATCATATGAAGCAGATGTCCATTTAACATCTAAGGGTGAATTTTGTTCATCATATATTTTATTTCTATATAACCAACTTGCCCCCCTTGTTTGATTATTTGTTCCTTTGCCTGAGAATCTATTTGCTACTGGTTCCTGCAACTTACCAGTTCCCATTTCCCAAGATTGTGAAACAGGATAGGCAACCAAATTATATTTATCCATTAATTCCTGAGCTTCGCCAATGTATAGGTTAAGATAATATTTAGGATTGTACATCGTACCATCAGTAATAAGTTTATTAAATCCATTAAAATCAAACTGGGTTAATATCCTGGATGTATATATTCCTGCGGATGAGGATGCCTTATTTAATTGTATAAATTCATCTACTCCAGTATTCAAACTTTTTGAAAGTTCATATATTGTTGTATCCTTTTCTACGTAAAGTGATCTAATCATAATAATTCCTATATATTTGTTACCCTACCTTTGATATCCGATTTTGGATATTTAACCTCAAAGATGCTCGGATCTAGTGCAGGATAAACCACACCTTCTCTTGTTGCTGTTTTAATATCATAAACATTTCCTGAATACCCTTGCTCCGCATCAAAGAAGTTAATTATATTTGCTGTTGGTACAGACTGAACTCCCTTAACACTTATTAATAAGCTTAGTATATCAGATAATAAAATTGGCTCATTTATCTGCCATCTATCAATATTAAAATGATGTACCATTTCATCTATACATTTTAATAATATATCATTTGAATTGAATCCTGGTAAAGTTACTATTTCAAAATCCAATCCTATATTAATAATAAATGCATTTTTTAATGTAACAGAATCTGTTAACATTCTATATGGTGTAAGGTAATTTTTTATATTTTCCTTTGTAGCATTATTATTTTCAATAAGTTTTTTGTTTGCATCATATCCTAATGTATACATATTAATTGCTAACGGGTTATTTAACTTATGTAATTTACTATGATTATTTAATTGCTCATCTTGTGCTACATATGCTTTTGCTACTGATCCAAATCTTGAGGGCATGGTCATTACTCGAATCATATAATCATCTCGGGTAACACATCTTCCTTGAGCATTAAAATATGCTAATGCATTACGTCTAATTTCCTCAACAGTCTCTCCTTGTCTACCACCTTGTGCAGCTCCGGGATTAATTAATGCTATAGAATTTTTAGTATTATTAAATAACGTTTCATCTAATCCATTCCCTGCAGATGATATTTTTAATGTATCTATTTTAGTAATAGCTTGTGATGCAACATTATCCTCGATTCCTCCACCGTAGGTATATTGAATAGTTATTATTGTATTACCAGGAGCTTGACCATATGTTCTGGTGTGCATAAAATTAGTTGGATCTATTGCCTTATCTAATTGACTTGCTACACCAGGTAATATAGATCCTACATTATTAGGATTTGGAATAATCTCTTCATCAGGTTGTACATTTCCTCCTGCACCAAATTCAACTATCATTTTACCGTCTTCCCTAACTCTTGATATATATCTTTTAGAGGTACGCTTTTGTTTTAGTAAATAAGGAGTCTCATGATTATACTGAGTTAATTCAGGATCATTAAATTGATTATTGGTTATTTCCTTATATACCGTATCTTGAGCTAAATATGGAACCTGTTGATATTCATTATCATTTGCATCGGTTACCTTAATTATATCTATTATATTTCCTCTGCCCAAAGCTAATTGTAAAAATGGCTTAGCAGTTCCTACACTAAATGTTTCCGATGCTACTTTACCAGATTCAAATTTTATATTTTTCTTTAATAAATAATACGTAGCTTCTCCTGTTGTATCATCCGTAGTGAATATAGATGTATCAGTAAGATCATTAGAACCTGAATAGCTAAAATCGATTGGTTGTTTATTTCTAAATACAGAACCATTTTCTGCTATTACGGTTGCTCCTGAATCTACTGCTAGTGCATATCTAAAATCAGGCTTATTATTATTACCGGCTCCTATTGATGGTACGGTTTGAAATATATCTACATTAACTGCGGCTGCTGTAGTTTGTCTAGGAATGTATCCTAGAGCTTGAGCCATTGCAGTTACATTTCTTTTTTCCGTAGCGTATGGTAACATCGATTCCTTAAATTGGTTATCAATGTAGTAACTTAATAAGTCTCCAACGTATGCTGATGTTTCTAAAAACATCATCCCTGGAGATGATTCATTAAAATCATTAACCGTATTTGGATAATATGTTTTTGCAAATTCAATTAAATTTTCTCGAAGACTATTAAAGTCCTTTCCTAAATAATTGATATCCTTTACTATTTTGTTATTAATGTCTGGCATAATTTATCCTATGATACCTCTACAGATGAGTCAGATCCAAATGCGAATTGTATGGACGACTGTGAAAATGCATCAGCTTTTAATGAAAATGTTATTATTACGTTAACCGTATATTCATCTATTTGTTTTACTTCTCTAATTGTACTTACTTTTACAATGGCTACATATGGTAACCAATAATTTACTGCATCTACTATTTCCTGCTTTATACGACTTTCAATACGTTCATCATTCGGTTCAAATAAAATTCTTCTTAAATCCGTACCAAAATTAGGTTGCATAAATCTTTCACCTTTTTGTGTTAATAACAAATTCATCAAATTAGTTTTAGTCTGATCAACTGTTGTAAAATTTAACGCAAAATTAGATTGACCAGGACCGAATGGTAATTTCAATCCTACAGCTAAGTCCGGGTTTTTATCTAATGATGATGGCATTTATTTATCCTTTTTTCTTATTTATAACTTTCATTAAAGCACTGTAATCTCGAGTTAATGCAGTTGCTATTTCCGGTGCTACTTCTGTTGCTCTTTGAGGTGCTCCACTAACATTTGTTTTTGGCATCATTTCTTCCAAGGTAGGAGCTGAATTAGAAACCTGTTGGTTCATATCCCCATATCCTAACATACTAGCTAACTTACCTCTATCAGGTAATCCAGCTGCAGCTTGTACTGATGTGAATGGTTTATTATTCATTGTTGGATATTCCCTTTCTGCAGGAGCCATTGCCATTGCAGTCTCATTAAGAATATCATTGAGATGTTTATTTTTAGTGAATGTCTTTTTAACGACCTTCTTCTTTTTAATCCTAGGCCTGATGCCATCCATTAAGGATACCCCTTTATTAATTCCTTTATAAAAATCCTCTTTCTTAGAAGGTTTTCTATTTGTCATTTCATTAATAACCTGCTTAACTTCCTTGCGCACTTCTTCCTTAACGATTTTACGTATAACCTTTGCTAACTTATTTGTTGTGTCCATAATAATTCCTCTTTATAGTTTGTCTAATATAAATATCAATTAGGTCGAAATGTTCGTTCTAATTCATACATTATCATTTATTCTACTCCTACCCATGGTAATGGTGGTCCAGGTATAGGACTTGGTACTGCGGGTATTAATCCTAAATATATACCCATAATTTGTTTCATATGATTTTTGAATGCTTTTATTAATGTAGGAGCTATCTTAGCCGCATCCTCTTGAGTAAAGGCATCCATTATTTCTACAGCTAATGGCATTGGTGCTCCTGGAAATATCTGCTGAACTCCAACCACTGGTGCAATGCATGGTGGATGTGGAGGAACAGGAATATAAATTGGTGCAGCCCATGCAGCTACTACTCCTCCTGCGGCTGACATATAAGGTACTATTGATAAATCCACTGGTGTTGAAGCCATCTGCGCAAAGCATGCTGCAAATCCACTTTCAATCGATGGTATTAAAACACCTCCTGATACTATATTACCTTTACCAACTATGGAAGCGGTTTTAATTGCAGTGTCATATGCACTAGCTATTTGTGATGCAGTATCTGCACCAAAGCTTTGATCCTCTCCACCTTCTCCCATACCATTGAACCACTGGTTTAATATAGATTCTGCTACTGGCCACATTGCTGGCATAAATTATCTCTTATGGTTGTACAAACACAGTCTGACTATATTGTGTAGGTATATCTGCTTTAAGTGCTGCAAGATCAGATTGCTGGGTTCCATACTGTGGAGCCTGTACAGGTGGTCCTGATGGTCCACAAGGAGTTGGATGTATTTCAGACTGTAATGTAGTTAGCATTGCATCTACTATATCACAAAATCTTGCCTTCCATGAATCATCGACATCTCCCATAACAAGAGGATGTCCTGAAGTACTTCCCACTGTTGGAGCTCCTCCTTCAGCTGAATCCTGTTCAACACCTAAATAGATTAATGGGCATTCTAATTCAAATTTTTCAGTAGCATTAAGATATACTGATGGAGTATCTACTAATAATTCGCTTCCCGCATCTAATGTTAAATCGGTTTCTGTAGTAAGGCCTATCCCACCTCCACCAAATATATATGTTCCAGCTTCTCTACTATTAAGAACCAATCTATTGGATGTTAATAATATTTGCCCTTGCCTTTCACCTTCTCCATCAATTAAATCATCTGTAGTAGGTGCTGTTAAATCCTCTCCTACTGTATTAGTTCCAGCTTCGAATGATAGAGCATCATATTTAGTAGAACCAAATGTTAATGGAACTGTCTGACCTCTAGTCATCCAAATAGTAGATGCTTCGAGATCTGGTGTTTCTATTACATGTTCACCACCATCTTCTAAATCCTGATCCTGGCCATTACGAATAATTAATATAGGTTCTGCTGGATCATCTGTAGAAGGATCTGACCATACATTAGCTGGCTCACCTTTTACTGCAGAGCCAAATCTTATCGATTGTCCAAATCTACCCTCAAATGTTATATCACCTTCATAGGGCTGAATAGGTCTTATCTTTGCCTGTTCCTTAAAGGTCTTACCAAATTCAAGGCCATCTTCATCTCCGGTCTTATTTGGATTACCAAATCCTACTTCCTTATATTTTTCAATCAGATCCTTATCCATTGAATCATCAGCATTAGGATTGGGCACACTAACAAATGGCAATGCATTATGGTGGACAGATCCCCACATATTTATTATATTAGAATAATATAATATTTCTGACTCTGGAGATTCTACCGCTCCTTTATTAATATAATTTGTAACCAATACTATTTCATGCTTGATTGGATAATGTTTAATATGAGTATCAATAGGAACAGCAAATGGTAATCTTTCCTCATCAGCAACATCCTGATCTGAAAATACTCTACGCACCTTTATCATACCAATCTGTTCAGATGGATCTTCGATTTCCGAATCATATAAATCGTGAGTATCATTTAATATAATATCAACAACCTCGGCTGGCTCAACTTGGAAAAATTCTTCTGATGGGCCTCTTACATTAGAATCATTTACTGTTTGAACTCCTCTATCTATCGATAATGGTGAATCCTTACCAGCATTTAGTCTTCTATTTTTTCTGCGTTTGTATGCCATCAATTTTCTCCGAGCTTTTTTCTTTAGTATCCTTAACAGATTTATCTAAATCTTCAATCTCACCTAATGTATCTAGTAATTGTTTCTTCTCTTCCTCAGAGATTCCAAAATCGGAATCATTGCCAGTACCATTGTTAGCTATCATTCGTTGAACCAATGATGATAATTTAACTATCAGCTCATCATTCTTAACTCCTATTTCTAGATAGTCTTTGATTAATGGTACAATAATAGTTGCATCACCTATATTGGAAATTAAAGGTTTTAATTCCGATATAAGCAAACTAATTTGGCTATCCTTTTTCTTTGAAGTAGAATATATATCCTCTGCTAGATTAGCAAAAGACTTGCCCTTAAATATTTCAGTGTCCTTATCCATATATATAAATATTAGAAATGTGTAGATTTACTTACAGAATTTCTCATTGGCTTATTAGTTTTATATCTTAAATACATTTCACCATATTCCAGTTTCATAATCTTAACAACCTTAGTAATATATTGTGTTTTAATTCCAGTCATTTCTCTAATCATTATATACAATGCTTTCTTATTAAATATTTCAATATTTTCCCTACGTCTAAATAATTCAACTATTGCTGATGCAACTGCAAGGTCTTTCCTTCTAGAAAATTTAGATGGTAAATTATTATCCCAATATTCTATCATTAAATCCATAAAATCCTTTTGTGAATCTTTTACATCAGACCGTGTTTGTTCTCCTACTACATCTCTTTTAATATCTACTACATCTAGTGAAGCCCTCTTAATCATTTTTTTATAATTTTCCTGGCTATTAAATATTAAATAGTTTTTAGCAACTATGCTGAAGTATGAGAACGCTCTCCCCTTATTGGGTGTAAACTTATCGATCTTCTCTATAAGATAAGCTATGACATCATTTTGAGTATCTGAGTATCCTCCTGGAAGATTATAGAACTTAAATGTATGTATTATATTTTCAGCTAGTTTCAAAAATGCTTTATGAATATATTTGGTATATATTCTATCTCTCTTATGAGTACATTCTTCACCATTATATGCAATGACTGCTTGCTCTGTTACTATATTAAAATAATAATTTTTAGTAGCTTTGCGACCACGTTTAGGTTTTGGATTTTTTAATTCTTCTTCATATTCAAGAAGCCATACATAAAATGCTTTTGCATCAAATATAGGTTCTTCTAATGGTTCCTGATTTACAGGTTCATTATCATTTTGTGTCATCATCTTTCCCTAGTGTATTTAATTGTTCCATAATGGTTTTTAATTCCTTGAAAAAATAACCTACCTCATCATCGGATTCAAAGGCACCTTTTTTATCAATTTCGGACATCCTACTTTGCATACCATTTATAGATTTTGCAAATCTGTTTACCCAAGATTCTAAATTTTCTATATACTCTTCGGATTGTTCAAATTTATCTAAAAGGTTATATATAACAAATATAGATCCAATAAGTGCAAGTGCTAATAGTATAATGGTTATTATCATGAGAATAGCTCGTCGAATAATTTAGCTGCATCTGATCCTGAATTAAATGCGGATTCCTTTACCGTCTTCTTTGCTGGCTTTCCTTCCTTTGGAATAGGTGGATTATATATATCTGATTGAGCAGGAATGTGTTCCTTAATTTTATGCATTGATGCACCTTTTAATGTTCTAACATTTTGTAACCCATTTTCTCCAAACTTCCATCTTTCATATTCAATACGTGAAGCCATCATATCAGCTTGATGTAATACATAAGGTAGATTGCAGGCCATTCTTGCATCAGGATTGAAACTCATTAAATATGGTTTATTAGAATCATCATACATTCCATCATGCAATTTAATCCCTAAAAATTCATTGTAGCTATATTTTATACCAAATTGATTTAATAAAAATAAACTACGATCTGGAACTAATGCGAATGGTGTTTCTGGATTAGCTTTATAAAGCTGGCCTTGATTCTTTCTGTGCCATTCACTTGGATTAGGAATATATGCATCATTATCCATATCTCCTATTTTACCTAGGTCATGATTAAGTGCACTGAATAATAATTCCTCTAATGAATAATTTTCCATATACCCACCTGCACTTGTCCAGCTATTGTATACCTCGAATGCACAATCCATAACCCTCAATACATGATCTACATAACCACCTATAAAGCAATTATGAAAATGTTCTCTTGAACTAGCTGGTGCGAACATCATTCTTTCTTCAAAATGTTTATACATTTCTAAAAGTTTCTCTTTACGCTCACCATCAAATTGATGATCTATTCGACCCATTAGGTCCGCCCAATTTTCTTTAATTTGTTTTTCGTCTAATTTCATATTATGTTATTATTATATCTATTACGCCTAATTTTAATGCATCCTTTGAATTGAGATACATATCTGTTTTTATATTTGCATCCCAAAACTTTTTATCTTTATGTGTTTTTGCTTCCAATAAATCATTTGCCATATTATTAAGATAGTCAAAATACTTTCCGGCAGCTTGAACATCAGATTGTTTACCAGAGGCCATTGATGAGCCTTCATGTAACATAATAGTGCTTCTTCTGCTAGCCATTCTCTTACCAGTACCAGCTGCTAATATTACTGCTGCTGCTGATAATGCTTTACCTCTACACATGGTATTCATTTTTATTCCTAGATTTTTATCTAAGCTTTCCATATAATCAATAATGCCAAACATTTCAAAAACATCTCCACCATTACTATCTATAACTAAATTAAGAGGTTCAAATTCTTTATCAGTGCCTGCATGAAATTTCATTATGGTTCTACACCTTGACATAAAATCATATAAAGCATAATCCTCAATCTCTCCACAAAGATAAATTACTCTATCTTCTACGTCAACAGCAAATTCAATTTCCCTATAAAGGTATTTTTTATAATCACTTGGCTGCTTATTAATTATTGAATCAGTCTGAACGGCATTATCATTAATATCCGTATTTGCAAAAGTACCTTCTTCTAAGGTTTCAATTCTTGGAGATTGGTATTCTTCTCCATATAAATTATCTGTCATAACTATCCTTTAAGTATTTGTTTAATATTCGTTGCAGAGTCTTCCGTATCTGGATGTGTATTACCAAATGCTTCTTCTACACTTTTACTGCTGTAACCTAATGCACATGCAAGGCGTTTACAAATTAATTTGAATTCATGTACGTCTAAATTATCCGTTACATCTAATTCAATCTTTTGGACCTCCTTGGAAAATGTCCCGCGTGTGTAAATTATCTTATCCATTTCTATCCTCGCTAATATACGGTGCTCTCGCATATGCTATTATTACATATATTATATTTAATCCCATCATCATCATGAATGAATTGAAGAATGATAATTCCTCAAATCCTAATATTGGACTTATTACAAAATTCCAAACTATAAATAATGGTAATGTATAAAAAAAGAAAAATAATAATACTAGTGTTGTTATTACTGTTAATGATATTGCTAGTGTTATAAAATCTTTCATATTATATAATATACAAAAATTTTATCACCTATCCTAATTATTTCTTAATTTTCTTTGTGACTTTCTTTTTGATAGGAAAATACTTTCGCTGTATTTTATTGATAGCCGTTTGAATAGGCTTTTTATCTTTTTTTAATTTGGCCTTAGCTAATTTCTTTTTAAGATCATAAAGATTAGACATATCGGTTGCTTTAATCTTTTCACGTTCACGTTTAGTAGGTTTTTTCTTTTTCTTCTTAGAAACTATCTTAGTAGGTTTTATTGTACCTTTTAATTTAGGTTGTTCTTGACCTTTGTGATATACTGTTCCATCGGAATCTACAAATTCAGACATCCATTGCCATCCTGGAGGTCTACCTGTAGGTTTATATCTTGGTGCAATCTTTGGTTGTTCGGTAATTTTATTAACACAGCTGTAGCATAATGTTCCTGTAGCTTCAGATCCGACCTTATTCCAATTAAAGCATCTAGGTATATCTTTTAATAATGGCCAGGCCCAATAAGATTTATCCTCCTCACTGTTCCGGCATATCATGTAACGCTCACCTTTCTCGGTGTAGCATTTATATTCTATTTTAGTCTTTTTCTTTGCCATAACATTATTATGTGTTTATATTAAATATACAAAAAATAAATTAAATAACCAAATTTTACTATATATTTGTATAACCTTTTATGAAATCCTTTGGTCTGTCGCCTTTTGTACGCTTTTTATCTCCGACCTTTTTACGTATTCTTTTCTTAGAATCGCCTCTACGAGTTACTCCATGATATAATTCATGCTCATCAGGATCCTGATCCACTTCTTCACTTTCTATGACATCAATTAATTTATCAATAGACTTTGTAAATATTTTTCCTTCATGAACTTCGGTGTGCGCTTCGGCATTAGGTAGTATTTTTTCTTCCTCTAATGGTATATTCTCAAGATCATCCATTACAATATCTTTTTTTTCTATTTCAATCTTATCAATCAAGCTATTAGGATTAGGAGTCTTAGCTACTTCAGTATTCCAATTGTCCTCACTATATTCCTGATCATTTATTCTTGATTGATTGATACTTACTCTTTCCTTTAACTCATCGCTAGGATTAGGCCAGTCATTAGGTATTGGGTATGGGGTATTAAATTCCATACCATCAGGTATAGACATCTCTATACCATCATCTTTTTTTAATTGTGCAAATGCCATATTAGCTGCTACTACTAATGCTATCGCTAATGGATCAAATACAAATATAATTAATAATAGAAACCAGTTAACTACTTGATTCATATCCTTACCTGTAGTCTCTGCTAAATATTTTAATGGTCCTAATTCACTCTCCGCTTCATTGGACACTTCCTTATTTATTAAAGCAATATCGGTTTTATTAATAGAATCCATAATAGCTTCTGTTTTAACATTAATAATATCCCGTTCAGCTATTGAGGTTTTTAATTCACTCTGTAATGCTCTTCTTGCTGAGGATGATGATGTGGTAATTAATTGTCCTGATTCCTTATCTATATATTGTATCTGTGATGGATTAGATAAAGCTATACGCAAATCAGATATCGATTTAGATAATGATACCTTTTCAATTTTAAGATCTTCCTTAGTTTCCTGAAACCTAATATTTTTTTGGTTAAGCATAATAAGAGACTTATCCAACAGCTCTGATTGATTAGCAGTAGATTGATATGCACCAGATAGAAATCCATATATACCACCAGATGTAATTAATATTAAAATAAAACATGCAATGCCTAAATAAAATCTTAGAAATTTATTTATAGTATCCCAGTACTGGTATAATAATGAAGCTACGACTAATTTAGCAAACTCCAATGAGCCTGCCATTATAATTACCTCTGTGCTAGCTCCGGCAAATAATTTACTTAATCCAAATACTGAATAGAATGCTGCTGAACCAGATACGGCTAAAGCAGACAAAGCTATCAGGAATGGAAATAGTCGCTTCTTCATAATTAATCTTCAAGTTCCAGTAGATCTCTTGTCGCTTCCATTTTTGCTGTTAAAGTTTCAAGTGACTTAATAGTCTCAGCTACTGTTAATTGGTTACCTTCTAATTGCTTTACAATATGGCTTACCAAATTTTCCATCGCCTCTAATTGATTTAATAGTTGTTGTTTATATTTCATGTTCCTCTCCTTTATTTATTATATATAAATACTTAATATTATATTATTATTATATTAATATATTAATATATTATTATTATACTTTTTTTCCATTCGTTAATAGAAAATATACAAAATTAATCAATACGATCCTACTCTTTTACAGATTATTTTTATTTATTTTATTTCTTCGAATTTAACATCTTCTATTACTTCACAGAATAAAAAATTACCATCCTTATGAAATACTTTTGAAATGGTTTTATTATTATCTCTTAACCATTCAGCCCAAACCTTAACGATCCTATTTACATCATTAGATTTAATTCCATATGTATTAGGATGCATTTGATCTTCAGGTATGGCTCTGTGGATTGAGTATAGTGAACCTTTATAGTTCCAGATTTTATGTTTTAATGTCATAACGTATTGACTGCGAGTCAGCTTTTTATTTGTTACTTAATCGTAACCTGTTTTGGCTTTGCTTCATCTGCGATTGGTGCAAATAAAGTTAACAAGCCGTTTTCTAGTTTAGCTTCCAATTTTGATAAATCAAATCTTCCACTTATTCTCCATCCAAAGTTAAATGCTCGTTTAGCAATATTTCTCTGAATGTATTCTGCCCCGTTATGGCCAGCTTCTTTTTTATATTCTACTCGAAGTATATCACCCTCAATAGTGAGCTCAATATCTTTCTTAGTTAACCCAACACAGGCAATATCAATATTAAGACCATCATTGGCCTCGTATATGTCTACTGGATGGTTTAGTTTAGTTGTATCCGCAAACTGATAGTCTACGTCTGTTTTGAAAAAGTCCTTGAATAGGACGTCGAATGGCGATGTGCCGAATGGTGTTAAATTTCCCATAATAAATCTCCTTAGATAATTTTAATTATTAAACATTATTGTTTTAACATAACTTGCTGACCCGCAGTATCAATAAGTT